GGTGTGATTTGTAATCTGCTCTACACCATTCAGGTATCTCATCTATTCCGTATGACATATTGAATACAGATGCGGTGTGTATTGCTAACCATTGCAACCCACTCTCAGTCATTGGCTTTGCGTGTTTGAATTTAAACAAACCCCTAGCCAAATCAGATCCTTGGAAGTTCATAAAGCTTTCACAGTAGTATAGTCTACCTCTGTAGTCAGCATCTAGGTACTGATAGAACTCATCTAACTCAGATAGCTTACGTGCTTTCTCTGATATGAATGCCCACTCAACCATCTTACTTCTACGCTTAAGTTCTTTAGCATCGTTGTCTGTTACAGGATCTTCTAAAACAAACAGCTCTTTGCTTTCAACCATAGCTTTGTACACTGGGGCATTAATCTTCCATGCTGTTTGTTGTAATTTATTTATAGACAATACCCAAGGTGCGTATGGGTTTATGTAATCACCTTCCAGTCTACCCTTAATGATAGGTCTACCTACCCCATTAACACTTTGGAACATCTTATTGATGTTCTTAGGTTTAATTGTAGTAGTTGCAGCCAATGGAAAGCTTGCACCCTTTGAGGGTATCACACCTATCTCATACCAACGAGGAGCAGCTGACACAACATGACAACTGTTCCTAGTCTTGGCGTATGATAGTTCTATAAAGTTTAAATTGTATAAGGCTTCTATGAATAGGTCACCTATAGATACTTGAGAGCCCCAAGGAAGGGGCTCCCTATCCAACTCTCTACCAATGCTTTGACCTATCTTAGTGGATGCATTGGTGAGGGTGGTGGTACCAGCTGGACTTGAGCTGGTATCCTTTGTGAATTGCATCTGTAGTATTGAGATGCTTTTAAGAACGTAGTCTTCCATACGTTCACTGTAATTAACTGATAGTCTAAGTAAGAGCCCAGCAAGATGGGGTCTTCTACGTGCTGGGCTAACAGCATCTACCCTCTTTACAAGGTAGTCAACTATCTCTTGGAGTGCTGACATATATTCTCCTATGTAGTTATGTAATCAAAACCTACCTCTTTGGCAATAAGCCTTGTAGTGTTGGGATTGTAAGCAGCTGACCCCGCATCACCTGTCTTCCCTGTGAACCTTGATTTAAGTACACGGAATTGTACAGTGTTACGTTCATCCTCATCCTCTGCTGTTAGATTCCTAGAGAATGCAATGATATCAAATGAGATCTGTTTGATAGAACCAGAGCCCTTGATGTCATCAATGGATGCAATGTTACCATCCTCAAATGCTTTCCCACCCTGTGCTTTACGCAAGTGTGAGATCAAACCTAGCCATATGTTATGTCTCTTTACTATCTTGAGTAAGTCAGACATGAACTTGTCAATGGCTTCGTTGCCTGATAGGCCATCAGTACCTTCAGATACTGCAATAGTAATGTGGTCTAGTACTAAGTACTTACATCCCATGAGGGCCATGTACTCAATCTTGTCAACCAAACTATCATCACCTACTGATCCTTGGTGGTCAAGGAGGACGAGTCTTTCATCTCCAAAGACCTCATCAAAACCCTGTCTAAGCTCGTCTTCAGGAGGAGGTGAGTCCTCATTAAGAGGCTTCTTGATAGCCATCCCGATGAATTTCTCTGCCGTGTCTCCAACGCTCTCCTCCAGACTGATAAGCCCAATGCGGTCACTCGTTTTTGACAGAAGATCCAAGATAATTTCTTTGATGACAGTAGATTTACCACTACCAGTTCCAGAAGTGAATAGAGTAATCTCACCATGCCTAATTCCTTTTAGCTTTGTGTTCAAACCACTGAGACAATCAGGGTATGGTACACATTCTACATTTTGACGTTGCATAAACTGATCCCATATAGGCTGACCAGTTACGATACCTGAAGGGTTCCAACTCTGAGCGTTCCAAATACATTCCATCAAGGTCTTCCAACCATGCTTAATCAATGTATCATTAGCGTCATTCTCAGGTAGCTTTGCGACCTTTGCCTTACCCGGCTTGATCATCTTACCTAAGTAGTCTGTCATCTTCTTACCAGCTTCATCTTGATCCATCATAATAACTACATTCTTGAAGCTATTTATCCAGTCCCTTTGAGCCAAAGCACAAGAGGTAGAAGAAGCAGCACTAACACCGACAACAGCATAGGTACGTCCATACTTTTCTTTGTAGGCTTGTGCGACCGACATGGTGTCGATGGCTCCTTCACAGATAACCAACGTAAATCCTGAAGTTGCTTGTCTTTGTCCGAATAGTTCGACATTCTTAAAGTCTCCATAAGTTCTGAAGGTCTTAGGTAACTTACGTTCTTGATATGCTGTCACTCTACCATCAATAGTCCAAGGATAGTAGTGTGCTTCAGGCTTACCATTACTATCTACAGACATCTTAACTTCAAAGTGGTCTACTATTTCTTGTGAAATACCACGAGAGGTTATCGGATAGCTGCGATAGCTTTGGATATCTTGAATCGAAGCTCCAAAAGATCTTTCTATTAGATCATCATCGTCTATTAATTCATTCATGTTATTTCTACTTTCTTTAAATACTGTTTTCCCACATGAGAAACAGTGTGTTCTTGGATTATCGTCATTGTATACGTGGTTCGCATCAGAGCTACCACAACTTTCACAATTAGTTTTCACCACAAATCCCTTTCTTCTTTCATCTCTCTGTTAAAGCTACGTTTCTTCCGGGTCTTTGATTGCTTCGAAGCCCACTTCAAGTTCCTTTGCTTCTGCAATTCGTACCCAGAGGTACTCTCCTCCTCGCTTAACTCTGTCGCGTTGGAGGATAATTCCTTGTACTGTTTTGTCATTGAACTCCTCGAATATGTTTTGATAGGTATCTAGTAGAGGTTTAATTACATTGTCTAAGTCAGATGCCTTATTAGATAATCCAGCGTAGACTATGAAGAGGACAGGCTTGTCTTTAAAGGGCCATGATTCTCCCATTAAGATCATTGCCATGTCCTCTTGAAACCTTTTGTAATCAGCTGTCTTGAAGGTTGTTCTGTTTTTCCGAACAAACATTCGATTCGCTGACAGTGGTTTCATTTGAAATAGTGTTTCCATTTCTCCTCCTTGCTGTTCTTACAGCATGACAGTTGTGGCATACTACTTCTGTTTTAATAACTTCTTCTAGTATTTTACCTATGTCCATATCCCAAGAGATCATACGAGATACATCGTGTGACTTCTCATACTTTGGTAGGTGGTCAAAGGCAAGAGCTTCTGGGTGTGTCTTATACCCACAGTCAGTGCATCCGATGTCAGTCTTGATCATCCCTATGAATTGACGTTTGCTCTTTCGACTTATGCTTTTCAATTTGTTTCTTAATGTCATCTAATTCTTCCCAAGATGTTATCATTGTTAATAGACGCTTGGCAATGTCTGGATCACCCGCCCTCTCTCTTCGCCAAGCAGCTCGCACCCTATTCCACCTGCGTTGCATAGGTACTCCAGATAGTATTCTCTCTGCTTTCTTAGGTCCAATTCCTTTGATTCCCGGAATGTTATCAGACCTATCGCCAGTAAGACATTGGAGCATAAGCTTAAGGTTAGCAGTGTCTTCAGAAATCTCTGTGATTTCTTTCTTGACAAAGTTGTAATGGGTTCCGGGGATCTGTAAGAGATCCTTATCGATCCCAGCCACTGTATAATCCCTATCAGAATCTCGGCACTCACTAGCCCAAATACTAACAAGATCATCAGCTTCCATATCGTCAGCCATGACAGCACTGTACTTATCAACCATGTAATTGTGTCCATAGTTCAGTGCCTCCTTGACATCTGCATCTAACTCTTTGCGAGTGGACTTGTAATTGGGATAGATTTCTTTTCGGAAATTACCCTTACCTTTAATTGCTACAAGGAAGAGATCAGAACCGCAGTTCTGTTGTATCTCCCTCATAGTGTTATCAATACCCACACGAATATCTTTCTTCTTCTTGGTTACACAAGCCATCCGAAAGTATATTGAGTCTGAGTCTATTAGTACTACTGCGTTATCAGTGAACATCTGCGTAACTCTCTCCGATTACATAGTCACCACCATCCATACATGTTACACCGAACAGTTCTGGGCCAGCAGCGAATGATTCTTTTAGTATTTCCCCAACACGTTTAGCGTCATCAGGGTGTGATTGGAATGCCATCTCGTCATGATAGAACAAGCGAGGTTCAGCACGTAACTTCTCTTCTTTAATTTTATCCCAAGACCACATTAGTGCAGCCTTACAGGTAACACCTTCAGCTGCTTGTAGTAAGTAGTTGAGTGTCTGGTGTCCAGAAGAGCAGAAGACAGGGCGTCCATCAAGTGCAGGGAACCAGCCATCACCCTGTTGGTTAGATGTTTTGTTCCATATGGTTAGAAGTTTCTTCTTAAGTTCTTCTAACCCCTTGATACCTTTAGAAAAGTTAGCGCGAGACTTACGCCCTGCTTCACTGTTAGCCTTACCTGTCAGTACTTGACCTAACTTTGCATCACCTGCACCAAATAGATAAGCGTAAAGATAGCCCTTGGCTACACCTCTACTACATCCTAGTGCATCTGCATTACGCTGGTGTTGGTCACCATAGCGTACTTCCTTAGTGAACTCATCGTTACCAACGTAGTGACACAGGCCACGCAATTGATTACCAGCTGAGTCAGCCCCTACTATCACCGTTCCCGGATCAGGCTTAAGCATACCACGAATTTCTTTACCCCAAGGAGTTTCAATTCCCGGAAGGTTAGCAATAACTTCGTGACGTACTCTAAAGGTAGGAGTACCAATAGTCCACATATTACCATGAAGTCTCTTATCATCTGCATTCTCCACTCGTTCTACCCAACCTTCCATGAGAGAAGCCTTGTGACGTAGTACATAGTACTCATCTACCATAAGGCCAAGCTCACCAAGTTTAGATAGTGATGATGTTGTAAGTTTAGGGCCAGTAGTAATCCACTCGCGTCCTACTTTCTTTCTGTTGTACTCATCGGGTTTCCATCCGATTGTTCCCAACCAATCCTTGACCGCTTCTTGCGATCCAAGTTTAGCTTGTTCCTTAGTAGTTCGTTGGAAACAAAACTCTGGCCCTGCGAGATGTGTGTCTTCGATGCTGACTTTCGTCTCAAAATATTCACTAAGCAGCTTGGCAGTTGTCGCGGTATATGTACCATTCTTCTTATACTTAGGAGTTTTAGGTTCCTTATCTATGAACACAACCTTAGTACCCATCTGGGGTTCTATAGTGTTAGAGATTTCAGCCATGCGTTGTTGCATAGTACCTAGTAATTCCTTAGCCTCCTCCATGTCAAAGTACCAGCCCTTGCTCTTGCAGAATGCATTGAACTTGGCTGTCTCATGTTCAGCTTTCATACCTAACTTAATCTTAGGGTTGTAAGCAGATACTTTCTTGTATTCTTCTACTAATTTATTGTACACATCCACATTAACTTTAACGTCTTGTACACAATATCGGAGCATCTCCCTTGAGTATGCATCCCAGCCATCTTCGTAGGTTATCTTGCTGTTACCGAGGTTCTCACCCCAACCTGCTAGACCATGACGATGGTTACGCTTGTACCTCAACACCTGAGACATCACCCACGTATCATGTAAGCGTTTCTCATTGAGTGTAGTACCACATAGCTTGTCCATCACCACATTGTCGAAACCTATGATGTTATGGCCTACTAGAAGCTCTGCGTTCTGCAACAGTGCAGCACCATCAGCGATAGAACCATGTAGGTTATCGTGATCAGAGAACTTATAGATTTGATTAGTGTCTAGGTTCTGTGCAACGATCATCCAGATAGTGTCTGGGGTAAGACCATTACATTCTATATCATAACATAGGCGCATCATGCGTCCTTTCTTTATTTGTTTAAGTACATCTTTAAGTCATTGTACCCACCTATTAGTTCGTCCTTATAGTATACGATAGGTACAGTGTTCATCAAAGATTTCTTCATTATGTTCTTATGCATTTCAGGTTTTAAATCAATAGCGTATTCTGTGAAACCTTTACCAGTCTCCCTTATAAGATCTTTAGCCTTTAAGCAAAACGGGCAGTTGGCTACGCTATATATCTCGTACATGTTTTAGTAACTCCTCTTCTCTTTGTTCTAATTTAGTTATTTCTTTGGCTAACTTGTACAACGCTTCTTCTTTCTTGTTGATCTCACGTTGTACATTTTCTATTTCCCCAGACATACTCATTTGTTTAGCCTCAATGCAAACCAAGATACAGGGAATAGTTTATTCATAGTTTTGCATATCTGATTTGCTACTCGTCTAGTTTCTAGTTGTGTGTCACCTGCACACCTAAGGTTACACATGTCAGCAAAGGCATCAAGACTACCTGACCAGTACCACTCAGTAATCATTGACTGTGGTAGTACCATACGTGCTTGTTCTGGGCATACTCCATTAGATAAGAGGTCTTGGTAAGCTTTAAGACAGGCCCAGTTAGTATCCCCCCAGTCACCTACGTCTACTACCCCATCACTGCCCTGTTTCTTATCTTCTGCTCTACCACGCCAATCACTAGGCTCATAGAACTCAGGCTCACTGTCTACATATCTACGACTGATCTCATTCCAACGTAGAAACTTATGCTTCACTAGTTGCCTAGCTACAAAGATTGGAGCCTTAATGTGAAAGCTTGCGAAGCAGTGACCAAAAGGAGATATATGTCTGTGTTTAGCTAAGTAATTGATAAGCTTGTTATCTTTAGGTAATAGCTCAGTGTATTCATCTTCACGCCAATCGGGATTCCACTCACTTTTCTTACCGAAACTAACTCTTGCAGCATTAACTACTGAAAGGTCACTCCCCATATGATCAATATACGTTGCGATTATCATCTAAAAACCTTTCTATATCTACCTTTACACA